AGTAACCTATATCAAGAGTGTCATCACCTGAATATTCTAAAGCCGTTGCACTACCTTCTGAACTTCCATCTACAAAAAATTCGTAGGATGTACCGTTAACCGCTAAGGCAACGTGATGCCAAGTATCTAATGTCAATACTACACTTGATGTTGTGTAAACTGCACTTCCATCATAGACTGCTAATTTACCTGAATCTTGCGTTCTAAATAATATAGCTTTACCTGCATTGCCTGCTTGACTTCCTAGCATTATTATTGCCCTTGTTGAATAGGTGTCTAAATTAACCCAAGCAGACATCGTTAAGGTGCTAGAATTTATTCCTAAATCACCTGTTGTAAAGTATTCGCTTGAACCGTCAAAGTCAAAATAACCTCCACTATTCCAGTCTGAACTATCCATATTATTTCCTGTGGCGTGATTAGTATTAGGATAGTCATTCTTAGTGAATAAGTAGTTTTGCATTACCTCGTCTGCTGTAAGGGCTGTAGAATATAATCTTACTTGACCTATTTTACCGTCAAAAAACCTAGCTGAATCTATACCTCCAATATATAAAGGATTATTATTAGTCGGAATACTACCTGTCATTGACTCGGTATCTACTAATTCGCCATTTATATATAGTTTTTGGTTAGAGCCGTCATAAGTTGCCACAATATGATACCAAGTTCCTGTTGAAGGAATACCACTATTATGGTTTAGAGATGTTGACCCTAATAAGAAAGTCCATCCATTAGTTCCTAAATACAATGCGTAAGCACCTGACTTCCAAAATAATCTTCCGTAAGATGTATTACTTTCAGGGTTTATCCAAGCCTCTAATGTTATATTTGTACTAATATCAAGGCTAGACGAATCAGCTATTGTAATATTATGAGAACTGTCTCTTTCAAGGTCTAACCAGTTGCCTAGTTCAGCGTCAAACGTTGCTCCTGATATACTTCCGTTGTTGCTGTTAGAAGTTTTATCTGTCCAAGTAGCAGGTGTATTCGTTGAGCCATCAAAGTCGGCAGCATCTAAATGCAATTCTAAATCTGTATCATCTACTAAATCAGTATAAATATAATCTCTACCGTGTCGATAGTTTTGTCCTACTTCTGACGCTGAAAGTGCTTTTGAGTATATTCTTCCTGCTCCTACTTTACCATCAAAATATCTAGATGTGGGAATGTCTATGTCGCCGCCATAACACATAAATAAGTCTTGACTAGAATTTGGGTTATAAGTTCCTGACAAAGAACCGTTTATTTTCAGTTCTCCGTTAACATAAACTTTAACTAAGCCTCCACTTGCGTTAGTTGAAAGTGTAAACGCAACGTGAAACCATTCGTTTGTTGATATGCTAGTAGAATTACTTGCTGATGCGAATAATGAATTACCGTTTTCATAAATAAAAAGCTCAATATTCGCCGCTTTAAACCTAATCAAAAAACCATCCGCAGCTCCAGATTCATCCCAATTTCCGAAAATAGAACTCCAATTAGTTCCTCCCACTTGAATGTCAAAGTTATACCAACCTTCAAACGTATATCCAGTTGAGGTAGGCACTAAAGCGGCATTATATGGAATTGTGACGTAATCACTAGTGGAAACAACATCAAAGAAACCTCCATTATCTATATCAAAACTAGAATTTCCCATAGAGGTTAATGTGGCATTTCTTGCATTTCCACTTATGTCATTCCAAGTAGTTGTGCCTGTCGTAGGGTCGTAGGAAGTAGCATCACTAGCGTTTAAGTGTAGTTCTAAATCATCGGCATTATCAGACAAAGGTATTGTTACATCGTGTTCTGATATATCGTACCAAATAGAGCCATCTCCATCATAAGAATCAACGTCATTAGCGTCTAGGTGTAGGATAAGTCCTTGCTCTGCTTCTGCTGCTGCACCACCGTTACCTGCATCGGCTACTTTAGTGTCTATAAGTCTTTCATTAATCGCCATATAAGGGATTTTAGAAGTTAATATCGTACTTCAATATAGAAGCCTTTGTAGTAAGAGCGTCTATCTCTCCTTCTTTAGTTGTTACGCTTGTTCTTATTGCATCACGTTCTGTAATTACGTCAGAAGGTATATCAGTACCGTTTTCAGCCTTTCTAATAGCGTACCAATCTGTTGGTTGCAATTTATTGTAGGCTAATTTTTTTAGTTCACTTATACGTTGTGTTTTTAACTCTGCTACTGTTTCTGAAATAGTCTTAGCTTTTACATCGTAGGTGAACACAGAACGTGTACCACCTAAACCATCGTCAAAACTATCGTCAAAGTGTAGGTTGTAAATGACTTCTGTTACAGGATCGTAGTCTGGCACAACAACATCATAGAATCCATATTCTTCTAGCTTTTCCGTAGGTAGGTTTCTACCACCTCCTGCGATTAGTTTTGAATTTGCTGTAAACTTTTGAGGTATTTGTGAGTATTTTATAATCTTACCTGCTTCTATTCTTGCTTTCATATTATTGTGATATTGTTACGAAAAATGTATTTGATGCTGTACATATTACCTGTATAACATTTACAGCCCCTGCCGTTGCATCGTAAGTTCCATTTAACGTAGTTACTGTATTAGTTCCTGTATCAAATGTTAAAGATGAAGTCCCTCCCGAATCTGTTACGATAATTGTTTTTACATCACCTATTGAAGCGCTTGTAAAGTTTAAATCCATTGCGATAGCCGACGTAGTAGTAAATACCGCTGCCGTACTAAAGTCAATGTCTAAATCGGTTGCTGCTGTTAATGGGCTAGAAGTAGTAAACTCTGCTCCTAGTTCTGCTTGTCCAACAATGTCATCATTCAACATATCGTTAGTAACGAAGTTGTTACCATACACTTCATCGAAGTTGCCGTTTAGTTTATTAAATGCAGTTCTTAACGGGTCGCCTGTACCATCATTTGCTGATGTACCTAAATTTACTGTCTGTTTAGCCATTTTTTATTTTTTAATATTCTGTTGCATCTGCTTTATATGCTGTTGTGTCTGCTTTTATTGTGTTTACGTCTGCTGTTAAGTAAGAACCGTCTGCATCAAAAGGGTAACTAACACCCCATCCAATACTTTCGTTTGCATTACCAAACCACGATACTTTATATATACTTCCCCAACTCATAAACATTCAGGTTTTGAATCAATATCTATTGTTGATTGATTGGCATTGTTTCCCCACCAAGAACTGCAATAAATATTTCCCCAATTAATACTGTTAGCCATACTAATACAATACTTTTTTGTTCTTTTTGTTACTCTTATTGAGATACTTTGTTAGCTTCTCAATGTTCTTTGCCTTTGGTTTGTATTTTTTTACAGTACCCATCCACCAAATAAGTCTTTATCAGGACTTACATCTTCGTTATTGTTAGTATAGTATTCAGGGTATTTTGAACCTGCATTAAAAGATAAATGATCTATTAGCCTGTCGGTATAATACTGTGCTGTATTGCGTTCCTTTTCTAGTAAGTAATCAACCTCATCTCTTGATGCGTTTTCAGCATTCTCTGAACTATGTTTAAACACTCCTTTGTTTGCAATAGTATATGCTGCAAAAGGAAGCATCTCAACCATTGCCCAATGAATTAAACAAGGTTTTACCCATTCGTTTACTAAGGTTAGGTAATCACCTGCTAAATCATCATCTATTATATGTTGCTTTATCTTGTCTATCAAATCAGAACCAAGATAGTTTTCTATGTGTTTGTCTTGTGCAATCTTAATGTATTGTATAAACTTGTCAGTATCTACATTACCACTCATCGCAGTAAACTTTACTATATCCTTTCGTGTTACTAATAGTGCTTCTGCCATTTCTTATTTATTTACAAATCCTTGATTAGGCATATCCTTTGGCTTCATTGAAACTTCTTTTTCGTTTACAGGATTGAAACCTTCTTTTCTTGCTTTACCAGTGGAAATATTAGGGTCTTGGTTATTTAAGTCGCCTTCTGTTTTACCTCGAAAAGTCTGACGAACCCACTTATGATGGCAACCTCCACCACCCTTATACAGCCATATGGAATAGGTCGCTGCTCCTGCTAATCCCCAACCTTTGTTAACTGGTCTTTTACTCATATTCAAAATATCTTCTTTTCTGTAAAGTTTGTTTGCGCTGACCATTAGCTTACAAAATTTTCTACTATTAGCAGACGTTGCATTTGGACTGTATCTATATCTAACTTTAAACTGAACGCCATCAACTTTTTTATCTTGTTTAGATTTTGTGTTTGGCAATGCAGTTCCTGTACTAGCTAACCCAATCATTTTGTCTAAGGCTTCTTCTTGGTCGTAGTCTACTTCTCTTTCATCTACAAGTTCCCAATTTTCTAAATCTTCTTCTTCACCAAACTCATTGAGTAAGTCAAACATTTCTTGGTCATCAAAAGACTCTTCCTTAGCCAATTTAACGCCTGTTTCTTCCTCTCTTGCTTCGTCTGTGATGGCATTATCAGTTTCAATAAATTCAAGCGGTTGTAGGGTCTTAAAATAAAGTTTTAAACTTATTGCATTAACCGCTAAAATATCATCAATAGCTTCAATTATTAAATCTTGATAAGGTCGTATAGTAATGTTGTGGAATAGTAGCGACGCTGTTTTAATTTCGTCTGCATTATTTCCTAGACCACTATTCCCATCTCTAATACCTAAAAGCAAAGGTGATGTTACCCTGTGTGCCACCATTAATTTAGTAGAACATTCAGTAGATAGATATTCATAGTGTGCAGGTGCATCGTTTAACGGTACATCGTCTATTGTAGTTTTGCTTTCTGCATTGTTGTTAAAGGCTATAATTACTTTTTCACCTCTTGCACCTGTAAGTTTGTTCATTACATCATTCTTGATGCTCATTTGTTTTTCTCTATCAGGTACACCGTTGTTAAAGTTTACGACCTTCGTTCCACTAAATCCGTTTTGTACGTCATTCATTAAGTAGTCAGATATTTCTGATTCTAATTCAGAATATGCTAACCCACCTTGATAATCTACAGGGCAGTAATAATCGTACCCAGATACATAACGCTTAATAATTTTTACTTCTGGTTCTTTACCGTTTCCAAAACCAAATGCTGCTATCCTTTGTGGTTTGTCAGCAGGTTTCTTATTTCCCCAATCGTGATGGTAGTAGTACGCTTCGATGTGTCCTTCTTCGTTACACTTCTCTGCTCGTAGTGTTTGTCTTGGAAAGTGTTCACTTCTTATTACTTTACCATCTTTGTATAAGACTTGAAAGGATGCTTCGCCTAGTAATTTGAGGTCAAGAGATATTTTACGCAGACAGTTATCGTGAAAGATAGAACGTAGTGCAGCATACTCATTTGTTTTTGTACTGCTATCTAAGGCATCTAAACCTTTTCCGTATATCATATTACTAACACCGTTTATAATAGCGTTAGAAGTAGTTGAATTAGTGTATAGGTCTATAAGGTATTGGTAGTAATTGTTATCGCTACCATAAGCCACCCAATCTTTTTTCTTTTCCTCTACAACTTTAGGTCTATTGTAAGAAGATAAACTTACAACGTGGATGCTGTCTGTATTAGCTTTTATTTTGTTATTTCTTGCCATTATAATACTATAAATTCGTTTTCTTCACTATTTTCTGTATAGTCGGTATTGTTTATGCTGTAACTGCTTATTGTTTGGTTAGTGCAAAATATTTTATCTCTAAATATTAGTTCACTTCCTGCTTTTATTTCTAAAGTGTACATTGTATCTTCTACTAGTGTAAAAGTGTCTGTATGTTGGTAGTAATAGTCAGCCAATACAAAGCTAGTTACATCGCTACTGTAAATTTCTTTGTTTGTTGTTTCGTTTACAATCTTAATTGTATAGGTAGTTCCTAACACGTAAGAACGTGGTATAAAACTAAACGTTTGGTTGCTTGATGAATTTTGTAAAACAATCATACTTATACAATAACATTATCTATTTTTTGTTAAGTATGGACATAAAAAAAGGGTAACATTTCTGCTACCCCTCTTTTCATCTAGTCAAATTCTAATTATGAATTAGTTCCTTCTGTAATTGTTGCAGTTGCACTTGACATACCCGCAAATGGGTCAGCAGCAGTAGGTGAATCTACAAAGTTTGCAGGTTTCAACTCCTGTGCATTAAAGGTTAGAGTGTAACCAGATAAATCAGCCATTGCTGCACCTGTTACAATTGTACCTCCTGTAACCTCTGCACCGTGTTCTAATCCCATAACGAATACATTTCCGTTATAGTCCTCAACAGCGATATGTGGTCTGCCGTAAGCCAAAAGTTTAATCTCTTTGTTATCTTCCTTAGATAGTTTCTTAAATGTGATATTTAAGGTCTGGTCAAAGAAAGTCGTTCCGTTTTCTCTTGATGAGGTTACAGCTTGTTCAAAACTGCTGTTCCCTTTTAGTTCATATTTAAAGGCAGTAAAAGTACCTGACATATCTGTAATTTCGTCATCCGTTTGGGTTACAGTTCCGTAATCTCCGAAATCTGTAAAATATACCGAACGAATCCCACCAACAACATCTTTGCAAGGTTCTTTTCTACCACGTGTTAAATCACAAGCCATAGTTTTTTAGTATTAAAAAAGGGTGAGTAGGCACTTGGCTTACCCACCCTCTTAGGTTATTTAATTAGTTCTTAGTTTGCAGAGTTGGTGATACCATACGTTACTAGGTCTTCTACCACCCCGTACTGTACTCCTGCGGTGAAGCGTAAAATTACACGTACGTTGTCAGAACCATCAAGGTCAGACATATCTAAAACTTTAACTTCGTTATGGTCTGCTAATAGTCCAGTTCCAAAGAATAAGTTAGATTTTTCAGCAGCAACAGCTGTGTTGTCAGCCAATCCGTTAGCTACGAATAATTTAACACCATCAAAAGAAAGTGAACCGTTATTCCACCATTGAGTACCCATAGCGTTTGTACCTGCTGCTCCTAATCCTGAAGCACCAAATCCGCCTAATGCACGAACGTAAGCACGAGCAATATTTTGTGATACATAAACGTTCATATCTTCACTTCCGTAAAGTGCAGAAGGAATAGCATCAACAATGCTTCCTAATTGTGCAATTACGTTTGAAGAATCAACAGTAGTTCCTGCAACTTCTTGTGCGGCAGGTAAAGCAGCATCAAGAGCAATTTGTGTAGTAAGTCCGTTGAATTGTCCGTTGTTAGAAGTATCTCCTGCCCAGATAGACTGTTCTGTTTTTTGAGCAACTTTAGCCGCTACGTGAGCGATTAAGAAGTCAGAAAACGAAGGTGGTAAATCGTGGTGTGCAGAATATCCCATCTGAATAGCTTCCCAATCTGAAATAAAGTCTTTCTTACAAAGTTGTAAGTTCACTTGTTGATATTCAGGTTGTAAAACTCTTTCTGTAAGTGTAATAGTAGAAGTAGGGTCAAAATCACAAGTTGCATCTTTTACGATAGCATCAGTAGATAATTTTTTGATTACTTCTTTAAACTTTACGTTTGGTTTAACAGTAATACCACCGTTGTCGATAGTAGAACCGCTCAATAAAGCAGCAGAGATGTACTGTCCTGCACTCTCTCCTGCATAAGTAGTTGTAATACTAGTTGTTGTTGCCATTTTTTATTTATTTATTAAAATTTCCAATTTTTCCGAGTACTCTATCAAATGTAGTAGCTACTCTTTTTTGTGCAAATAGGTTTAATTCTTTCTTTGCACTTGCTTCAGGGTTATGGGTGATTTTCTCAACAGGTTCTTCTGCTGATAGTTCTTCCTTAACTTCTTCAACAATGTTTTCTACCGCTTCTTCTGCTTGGGTATCAGCGCTCATTTCTTCTTTTTCAGAAATCATTGCTTTAATTTCCTCAACCATTTCACGGATTTCAGATAGTTCAGCTTTAGTAGCGTATTCCATTTCTTCTTTTTCTTCCTCTGCTGCTTCTACTTCTTCTTCGGCAGGGGCTTCTTCTTCTTGGGCTTCACCAATAGAAGCGATAATACCTTCTTCTTCTACAATTAAGGCTTGACCATCTTCTAACTTGTATTCACCCACAGGTAAGGCTACCTTTTCATCATCTGTAACGATAAAGACTTCTTTACCTGCTGCCATTTCTTCAGCTTCAATTACAGTACCATTTTCCAAAGTAGCTTGTGCTAACTTCACTTCTGTTTCAATAGAAAGAAGTTCTTTTGCTTTTGATAAAATTTCTTGTGCTTTCATATATTATACAATAAGTTATTAATTATTTTGTTGTGTTTTTAGTTTGCTGCTTCACACTCTGCACAGTCATCGTATTGAACAGATGCAGTATTTATATGCACCCCTTCTGAATGGTGTGTTGAAGTTATAGTGTAACACTCGTTGTGATTGTTTTCTAAAGTAAGATAATACACTTTACCAACAGTTAATTCTGTATCGTGCATATGTACGTGCCTAGTATGTTGGTCAGAACAAGCTGTTGCTAAATATCCATACCAAACACCTGCAAGGCTTTCTCCTGTAATATTGCCTATCCCTTGTGCTTGGAAACTTCCATCACAACACTTTCTGCTGTATGTTCCGTCATCACATAAACAACCTCTTTTGTCGTTTTTAGGACTTGGCGCGTATTGTTCGTAATCTCTCATTTTATAGGTACGCAATTAGGTACACGTCTACCGTTTTTCATCTTAAACCCTATCATTTCATATCCTGCTTGACAAGGCTTCTTTAAATCAGCTTCTAACAAGTCTAATTCTTTTAACTTACTACCTGCCCATCTAAGTCCTGCTTTACCACCCCACAATAAGTAAGAAATAGTACCACAGGCTTCGCTGTTTCCTTCATCGTAATATTCTTGCGCCCTACTTAGGTAGCTGAACATTCTTTTTATTGTTTCTACACTTACAGGCTTTCCTTTTGCAAGTTGAGTAGCTCTTATCTTGCCCACTTGTGTTGCACACTTGTTGTTTATTTTTTCGTTTAATTCTATTCCTTTTTTTGCGTTGTTGCTTACAGCCTTAGGGTAATCAGAAAAACTTTCCATTTCTGTTCTTTTGCCATCCTTAACCCTTTTATCTTTTTTAATTATAGCTGTAACTTGCGATAATAAATATTCTGCTTCTTGTTCTTCTATAATTTTTAATTCCTCTTGTACAGATAATTCGTTAGGCTCGTTAGGTCTTTCTAACTTGTCAGCAAAGTAGCCTTCTATTGAAAACCCTTTTACTTTTCCTGTCTTGACGTAGTTTTCCCAAACATCATCGTTTAGGACTTTCATAGACAACATCCAAGTACCTAATGGCATATCCATACCATAATGACTTGACTTGTCTTTGTCTTTATTTTCTACGATCCAAGATTCAACCGCCACTAACCCTTCTAAAGGCATTTGGTGTTCTAGTGTACTCTTGTTGTGGTTACCTCTAATAAAGAATAACTCACTTGCTTTACGGACTGTATCACGTGAGAAGTAAATGTAGTATTCGTTTTCTTCACTTCTTCTGTAAATAGGTTTATTAGGAATTAAAGCAGCACCCATTAGAATACGCTTCTCTTTGTTCACTTCTGCAAATTTAAACTCTTGGTTTTTTAATGCTACGAAATCTTCTTCAATTGCAGGGTTTTCTACTATTGATACTGCTTCGATTCCTGAAACATCGTCGTTCTCATCTATAAATAGTTCTATAATGTCCATATAAGTACAATAATATTTATGGGTTTTTGTTAACCTAATGATGCAGATTCAACAATATTACGATCTAATGCCTGTGCGTTTGTAACTTCGTTAGAAACAACAAATGCTTTTATAGGCTGACTATCTCTGCCGTTTATTGCTTCTGCTAATTGATTTGTGTCAGATGCTCCTACTACATTGAAAGAAGGTGCTTGTGGTGCAGATACACTTCTTCCACCTCCACCACCACCTGTTGAAATAGCTTTACCAAAAGTAGGTGTTTTTACAGACGTAATTTGTTTTACAGTTTGTAAACCAGAAGCCAATATTGTGCCTGCACTAGCTATTTTTTCTATTGATGCTAATGGTTGAGGTAATATTGATTCGCTTGATAATACTTCTGTAAACCCTAAATAACTATTGATAACCGCTTGTGCAATCGCCGCTGCTTTACCTGCCGCACTATTTTCTCCTAATAATTGTGCAAGGTTGCCTAAAGTATTTGCTGTAAGAGCAAGTTTTTGTCTTTCTAACGCTTCTTTTCTTGCTAGTTCTTCTTTATCAAGTTTAGTATCTAAGTCTTTTTTCTGTTGTTTAAAAAACTCTTGTATTCTTAGTTTTTCTGCTTCAGTTGCATCTAAGCGATCTAACTCTGCTAAAGCACGTGATTCTTCTAGCTCTATTTTAGCCATCTCTGCATTTTCAGCCTCCTGCGCTGCCTTGTCCTCACGCTTTAGTTTATACGCATCTTGTATGGCGTCTATTGCGTCCTGACGAGCTGTTTCGGTTTTAGCTGCTTCATCTGCTGCTTTAGCGGCTTGTTCAGCTTTAAGTTTTTCTTCTGCATCAATAGCGTCTTGTTCAGCCTTGTTTAAAGCTTCTTGTTCTTTTTCTTTGTCAGCTATTTCTTTTGCTTCTGCATCTCTAATACCTTTTAACCTTGTTGCTTCTTCCCTTTTTGCTGCTATGATTTGTGCAGTAACAGTTTTAGCTTTAGTTAATCTTTGTGTATCTAGGTTAATAACTTCTGCTTTCAATCTAGCTTCTTCCGCTAAATCTTCTGCTGAACTTTCACTCAAGGTATTTTCTTGTTCTTTTATTAGAAGTCTTGTTTTGGCAGCTTTAATTTCTTTATTTGTTATTTCCTCATCAATTCTACCTGCTTCTTCTAAAAATGCTATCCTTTGCTTTGCAGTAAATTCTTCTTTGTTTGCTGATTTATCAAGAAGGTCTGCACGTTTTTTATTAGCTTCTGCCCTATCTATTACAAGTTGTCTTTCTAGTTTTACTAAGTCTGCTTGTTTATCTGCTAGCTCTCCTTGTAATGCTATTTCACGTCTAGTTTCTTCACCAAAGTTTTTCATTCTATTGGTAGCTTCTTCAAAGGATTTAGCAGCCTCATCAAAATTGCCACTAAAAAAAGAAACTACACTTTGACTAAGACTGTATAAAATGTCAGTTACATTACCTGAAACTACACCAATTTGTGCCAGCATTTTATTAAGTTTATTACCCCCTTTTTCGCTATTTCCAAAGTTGGCAGCTAAAGCACCGATAGCAGCGACAAAAATACCTACCCCTGTTGCTATTAATGCAACCTTCATAGCTTTTAAACTTATGTTGCCAGTTCTTATAGCTCTAGTCATTTTTGTGAATCCGCTATAACCACCTCTTGTAACTTTATCCATTGCGCTACCAAAAGCGCCCATTTCCTTATTGGTTTCTTTAGAAGATTCACCAATATCTTCAACGCTTTTATCTACCTTTTGTAATCCTTTATCTAACCCCTTTAAATCTTTTTCAGCTTTACCTACTCTAGCTTCTATTTCTATTGTTTTCTTTATTGACATAACTCCTGTTTAAACTGTTTGTACGCTTCTTTTATTGATTCTGGGTATTTGTACTTACCTAACGCTATATGGGTGTATTCTCCTATCTTCTTTTCTCGCTTTGCTATTTCAAGCATTTGTAATATATTTTCTATCATTTCTTAGAATATTATTATTGTTGCGTCTGCTGTTTTATTTGTGGTATCTGCTGTTACCAGACCTGTATCTATTGTAACTATTAAATCTTCTTGCACTTCAGCTGGGTCGTATTCTAAGTCTTGCGTTACGTTTATTAACTCTAAATCTGATATACCTGTTTCAAAATTAGTAGTCAATTTATTTATCTTGTAAGCATTGTCGAATATTACAACCTTGTCATTTAACTTTATGTTGCTAATTATACTAACAGGTAAAAAGGCTTTAAAAGTGAATAATCTTCTTGATATATCAAACACTTCTTCTATGTAGTTCTTGTAATAAGTATAGAACAAAGAGTTTTCTGAATATACACCTGTGTATTCATTCTTCTGCCCTCCAAAATGTAGACTTTGTGAATCATTATCTGTTGGGTTAACGTTGTTAGCAGGTATGTAATAATCGTCTATTTGATGTGTTGTACCACCTACTGTTTCAGAAAACTGTATTGGTGTTCCATCGGTAACTTTGTGCGCATAAAATAATAACGGTTTGCCTAAATAGGGTTCTTGCTTGTCATCTGCTGACCAACCCCATTGTGCAGTTGTTCCTAAAAACCTTTCAAACTTATGATGTTCAAAAGGGACTGATATGTCATAAGTATCAGAAGTAAAATCTGCATTATTGCTATACAATACAGAACCCCATTCTTGATTAAAATATGTACTGTGAAATTTACTAAAGAAAGAATCTAATCCTTGATACCTAAAAGATATTTCCTTGAACGGGTAAGCTATCTGAACCTTTGATTGTGAATTATCTAAGTACTTTGTAATGTCATACGTGTTATCTGAACCTGCATAGTAATCATCTAAAGGTAATACTTGTATCTGTTCGCCATCGAAAAAAGCTGTAAGATTAAATAACTTGAATAAAGATGTTACAAAATCAATTAACTTCATTTTTGGCATTTCGTCTTTTACAGTAGTTCTTAATGAAGTAGATGAAGTGTAATCTATTTTAGCGTTTGCGTTATTATTACCGTCAAATATATTAACGTGTAGCGTAATTGTTGAATTTGAATTAGACTGTACTGATATGTAAAATCTTCTGTCCCTGTCTTGTCCTCCTGTCGTGTAGGATTCTAGCATTTCTAAATCAGTAGCTGTGGATTGAAAATCACCTGTACCTTCATATTCAGTATCGTGCAACACTTTAAAGTATTCAGTAACTTTAATAGAATACTTAACACCTGCAGGTGCTTTAGCACTTATGCTCATATACCTTTTACGGTTAGCGTCTATGTTATCATAGTACCCGCCTGTACCAAATCCCTGTCTTAAATTTGTTGATGACCCTATTTTATCATACCAATCACCTGCTAGAGCATTTAAAGCTAAATTGTTTGTGGATATATTATTTTCATTAGGGTCTACACCGCCTTTCTGTTTATGTAGCCACAAGTATATATTATAGTAAGGTAAGTTAGTTGAGTTAAAAAAGTCCCTTGAAAAAGATATACCAAACTGTTTTTCTATTGCTAATATAATAGCGTGTATTCTTACGGCAGGTTTTAATTGGTCAAACACTACACCGTGATTGCTACCACTAGCGTATAAGTTGTATGTACCTACAGTACTATCCGTATTATCGTAGACTAACCTATTCTTGCTCGAAATTAACGGGTAGATAAAAGCATCTTCTAATACATTAGCATCAATCTCAAAGTCTTGCCCGTCTTGCATTGTGCTTAATACAGTAGGTGCATCATACAGTAGTGACGTATCTAATTCAGCTAAGTCTTGCAAACTAGCGTCTTGTAATATTTCTTTAAACTGTATTGTGTTTCCTAAAAAGGTGATACGATAATTAGACGGCTCACCGTTTTTCATCTGCACGCTTTCGTTTTTTATCCTACCTACTTTAAAGGGTTGGTAGTTAAGATGCAATACAGCTTCTCTAGATACTTGTGTGTTTGTGTTTACTACTGCAGGATTATAGT